ATGCGATTAATATATTATCGTGCTAAAGAAGTACCGCCATATCACAATATTGTTATGGGTGAATGTATAGAGGTAAAAAAATTATGAAAATTGAAGAAGATAAACTCAATAAAAAATTTATAGATGTACTAGAACAGATTGCTTGTAGGTTTCCAGCAATAGGACATAAGGACATAAATGGTAAAATTAAAAAACAAAAAATTATACAAAACAAATATTATGACATTATAAAAAAGTATAGAGAGAGTAAATTATGACACTACAAATGGCAATGTTTACACCGAAGAGCGAATGGATACCACCTGAGCAACTTCCTGATCTGTCTTCAGCTAAAACCATCGCAATCGACGTCGAGACTAAAGATCCCGATATTAAAGGTAGCGGTCCAGGTTGGCCTACAGGTAATGGAGAGATTGTAGGTTACGCCGTAGCTGTCGATGGTTTTAAATGTTATGTGCCAATTAAACATCTTGGTGGCGGTAACCTTGACGAACGTATCGTCAACAACTGGATGAAGAAGGTCTGCGAAAGCCCCGCTGATAAAATCATGCATAACGCACAATACGATGCGGGTTGGCTACGTCGCACGGGTTTTAAAATTAATGGCCGTATTATAGATACTATGGTTATCGCATCACTCCTTGATGAGAACAGGTTCAGCTATAGCCTCAACGCACTGGCCTATGATTATATATCGAAAACCAAGTCAGAGAAAGGATTGACTGAAGCAGCACAGGAGTTCGGTGTTGATCCGAAAGCCGAGCTGTGGAAGCTACCGTCGATGTATGTTGGCCCCTATGCAGAGACCGACGCCGAAGTAACCTTAGAACTTTGGAATTGTTTCAAGGCACTTATACAAAAAGAAGACCTACAATCTATCGTCGATCTAGAACTGGGCGTTCTACCTGTGCTTATCGACATGACATGGAAAGGCGTTCGTATCGATACAAACCGTGTGGAACGTACTAGAGACTATCTGCTTAAAGAAGAAAAGAAAGTTTATTCACGGATCAAAGACCTTACCAATGAAAACGTAGAGATATGGGCAGCTGCTTCGCTTGCCAAAGCTTTCGACAACGTCAGTCTACCATATCCAAAGACCGACAAAGGTGCACCAAGTTTCACCAAAGCGTTCCTTGCAGAACATACACACGAATTACCAAAGCTGATCCTCAGATGCCGTGAGCTTAACAAGACGCACGGTACGTTTATCAGCACCATTATGAAATATACCACGCCTCAAGGCCGTATACATGGGCATATTAATCAGATTAGATCAGATGATGGCGGTACAGTTTCAGGACGTATCAGCATGAACCATCCTAACCTACAGCAAATACCAGCCCGTGATCCACAGCTGGGACCAATGATACGCTCGTTGTTCCTACCTGAAGAGGGAGCCAAGTGGGCTAGTTTAGATTACTCGCAACAGGAACCACGGATCTTGGTTCATTACGCTCATGCTTTCGCCCGATCGCAAAACCAAAACATGAAAGGCGTCAATGAATTTGTAGATGGTTACATCAATGATCCTGACATGGATTTTCATACGATGGTAGCTGAAATGGCAAAGATACCACGAAAGCAAGCCAAAACCATTAACTTAGGTTTGATCTATGGCATGGGCGTAAATAAGCTGTCAGATCAACTAGATATACCCGTAGATGAAGCTAAAACATTAATACAACAATACCATGACAAAGTCCCGTTCGTAAAATTTTTAATGAACGGCGTCATGAATAAGCTAAACAATCGCACCAGCTCAGGTTCGATTCGGTCTATACTCGGTCGTAAGTGCAGATTTGACCTTTGGGAGCCTGATACTTTTGCTATGAACAAGGCTCTGCCTTATAAAGAAGCGGTCAATGAATATGGACCAACGACAAGATTAAAACGAGCTTATACTTACAAAGCACTTAATAGACTGATCCAAGCCTCCGCAGCTGACATGACAAAACAAGCTATGGTTAATATTTATTCTGAGGGGATTATCCCGTTAATTCAAATACATGACGAGATAGCCGTATCATTTACTTCAACAGATGAGACAAAAAAGGTTGCATCTATCATGGAAGACGCGGTAAAATTAAATGTCCCTAGCAAGGTTGATGTGGAAGTTGGACCTTCATGGGGCGAATGTGAGTGAAATCGCATAACAATCCTCCAAAAGTAAAAGGCCCAGCGTAAAAACTGGGCCTTAGTAACATTGATCTTTATAAACTAACAGATAAAATACTTTATTACAACTTAAAAAGTAAAAGGCCCAGAGCAAATCTTGAGCCTTTTTACCATTTACACCCCTCAAAAAATTTCAATACTAAAAAGGAGAAAAATTGAGAGACTTAAAAAGTACTAAATAAAATAGTTAATTGCAACCTTTTTCTTGTAATATCTTGTAAAATCGCATAATATCTTAGAAAAAACGAGGTTTACATGGATACAAACAAGTGGAAAAGCGTTCTTGTACCAAAAGATACATATGAAAAAATAAAAATGATTGCAAAAACAGAGGGCCGTACCATTGGCGGACAGCTCAGGCATATCTTCTCACAGTACAAGTCAGAAGACCAAGCTAGAGTTGAAGAAATGGTTGACGCTCATATGGAACGAAAACGTCAGTCAGCTGTATCAGCCGAATGAAAATCTTCTTTCTGCATCAATTTAGAGGCCGCAACGCCCAAATTATATAAAGCGTCCGTCATGGGCCCGTCTGACGCTTTCTTACCTCTACTGGTTACAAACAGCTCAACAGGTTCTTCCGTATCAGGATGATACGATACTGTTATCGATAGGCCCTCTCCTACATCAGTTGTGATACACGGTCTACGGTTTGGTAATTTTGTGTGATTCGGTATGTTCATTTTTTCCTCTTTCTTTTCTTCTCGTGACATGAGCTATTTTCCTTTGTATTTTGTGACAGGTACAACCGCTTGAATACTTCTTTCGACCACAATGGTGGCAAATGACACACGGCTCTCCTCTAAAAACTTGATTCATAAACCTTTAACTATAAATAACTTTTTACAAATTAATAGACTTGACATTAAAAAAAGTTATAATCGAATCATAACAACCGCAGAAAGTTTACAAATGGACCCTGTAACGATTACCGCGGCATTGAGTGTTGCTAAATCGGCTTTTACCGCAATTAAAAATGGATTTGCAGTCGGCAAGGACATAGAGTCTATGGGAAAAGACCTGTCACGCTGGATGGGAGCCCTAAGTGATGTGGATAATGCCGAGAAGACCACGAAAAACGCGTCAGCTCTACAGAAATTATTCAAGGGCAAAGAAATAGAAGCCTCGGCCATCGAAGCTTTTACAGCTAAAAAGAAACTGGAACAGCAAAGACAAGAGCTGAAAACTTTTATTAATTTTCACTATGGAAGCAATTCATGGAATGAGATCCTTAAAATGGAAGGGGAGATTAGGAAGAAACGTCAACAAGATATTTATGAACGCCAAGAACTGATTAGAAAAATATGGGAATGGATCGGTATTGTTATATTGTGTGCCACGCTTATCGGATTTATTACGCTTCTAGGTTATCTTTATGTAAATAAAAATTGACACATATGTGATCATATGCGATAACTGGTGTTGAAAAAGAAACATAAAACTACCTTTTTCAAGATTCTTTATTTTATGACTTTAATTAAAAATAAAGAACTATATAATGTGTGATGAAAAGAAGCTGCATAGAACCTCCTTCGTTTTATGCAGCTTTTTTATTTGACATACCAAATTATATGTATAAGATATATCGCATAACACATTATAGGAGATGAAATGATTAGAGAACAACAAGGTAAATTTGTTTGCACTAATTGTAATTTTACCTACAGCTCTATGCTTGGGGATGATGAAGTGCCTGAAGTTTGTGAAGAGTGTGAAATTTATTATATAGATGATAAACGTATTTACAATTATAAGCTTATCGAAAATGATGACTATGAGCCTAATAAAGAATGTACCAGCTGTGATGTTGAATACACTTGTTGGGATTGTGAAGCAGAACAAATCAGAGAAAGGTATCCTGAAGCACGGTACACGGATCACTTAGAATGGATAGTTCCTGATGGGACAAAATAAAACACACGCTGTTATGAGCCAAAGGCACGAAGATAAGGATAGTAAAGACTACTTTCCTACTCCGCCTTGGGCAACGAGAGCGTTGTTTGAAAAAGTTTTAAAAAAATATTGGCGTATACCTGATAAGTTTACTGGCCGATATGGACATATCAATTGTTTGGAACCAGCTTGCGGAGCTGGTCACATGACAAAAGTATTAAAAGAGTATTTTGATACAGTTGTTTCAGCTGACATAGATGATTATGGACAAGACCGAATTGCAGATTTTCTCAAAACAGACGAAAAGCAGAAGTATCATTATATTGTAACCAATCCACCATTTAACCTGGCTGAAGAATTTGTATTAAAAGCATTAAAACAAGCAAGATACTGTGTTGCTATCTTTGCAAGAACACAGTTTTTAGAAAGTGTAGGAAGATATGAAAGATTATTTAAAGAAACACATCCTGATTTTGTGGCTCAGTTTACAGAGCGAGTACCAATCCTTAAAGGAAAGCTATCGGCAACGGCGTCCACAGCTACGAGCTATGCTTGGTTTGTTTGGAAAGGCTTTGAAGAAGATGAAAGGTCGTTTGGAACAGATTTGGTTTGGATACCACCATGTAGAAGTCAGCTTGAAAAGGAAGGGGACTACGAAGAGAGTTTGGGAGCATCATATTCTAAGTCCACAAGTCACGCCTCGCAAAGAGACTTATTTCCAAAAAATTAAACGAATCGTTAAGTTGCGAATCGGCAGAAATCGATTGCCAAAATTATAAAATTTATAAAATTTTAATTTGTAACTTATTGATTTTCCTAAATAAAATTAAATCTGAAAAAAGTTTTTAAATATGGTATAATAGATTATGAGAGAAATCTCATATCTGTTTGAAATCGTAAGAGAAAAAATTTAATCACACATTAAGGAGTAGATTATGAGACAAATAGTTAAAGACGCAAAAAAAGTCGATGAGTTATATTATATCTTTATTTCATCTGACGATATGACTTGGGATCAGGTTGAAGATCTTTTACCTGATAGTTATATTTTATCAGAAGCAAAGTATCGATTGTATATTGTCGAAGAGATGTTAAGTGACTTAGATAAACAAGATGAAGCTTATAAAGATTGGTCTAAAGACCATAAGCAGCTTCAAAAATTTATCAAAAAATATGAAGGCAAATGTGTACCTCACAAAAACGAGGGAATAACATATGAAGAGTTAAGAGATAAATACATTTATGCTAAATAATAAAAAGGCGGTTACTTTTGTAATCGCCTTTTATATATAGACAGAAAAATAAAAAAAATAATTTTATTAAAAAATAGGTGTAACTAGTGTAACCATGTAACTTTTACTCTGTATCCCTTTATATATAAGGATTATAGCAGTTACATATATGGTTACATTACTGATATACAAATATGTAACCATACTGTTAAATCAAGTTTGGCCTTATAAGAGCCTAAAAAGTTTTTTGAAAAAAAATAATTTCTGTTATATATATAAGATATGAGTATTTTAAAACCTTTGAAAAAAGGAAGAGGTCGGCCAAAAGTCGACATACATAGCAAGCTCTCTCGTAAACAAGAGAAGTTTGTTAAAGAACTTGTCTCTAATGATGGTATGATAACCATGAGAGAAGCTGCAATAAATGCGGGCTTTCCAGTTTCTTCAGCTCATACAAGAGCCTATGAAATGACTAATCCTGAAATCTGTCCTCATGTTGTTAAAGCAATACAACTTTATAGGGATGAACTGGATGAAAAATATGGCGTTAATTACAAACGACATTTAAAAGATTTGCAGACAATTAGAGATAGAGCTTTAGAGAATGGTGCTTATTCAGCCGCTGTTCAGGCTGAGTATAGAAGAGGACAAGCACAAGGTAATATCTATATTAATAAATCTGAGATTAGGCATGGCACGATTGACAGTATGTCTAAAGATGAAGTAATAAAAGCTCTCAAGGAGATTAAAGATTCGTATGAACCAAAAAGAGTTGAGGGAGTTATTGACCACGAAGACACCGCCTCAGCCGAAGAAGGAAAACGGCTTCTATCAGGAGATCAAAAGAGCAGTAGAAAAACTGCCTGATAATATAATCCTGACAAGAATAGAAAACTGGATGACATTAGGCATACCTGATTTACTTGTCTGTGACGCAAAAGGTAAATTTCATTTTATAGAATTAAAAGTTACAGTTGGTAATGTTGTGAAGCTTTCGCCTAATCAGGTGGCTTGGTTAACTCGGCATGGACATGGTTCAACTTGGATTATGGTTAGAGGCCGTGAGGATTTATATTTGTATCAAGGCAAAGATGCAGTAGAGCTGAGAAGCAAAGGCCTTCAGCTCAAACCATACCTACAACTTCAATATCCTTTTGACTGGAAAAAACTTTTTGATTTGACAATAAATTAATTGTATGCGATAACTCTTATACACATTATATAGGAGATTGTATGAAAAATTACTATTTTAAGTTAGATGCTAATATTTGGCTTGATCAAAATTTTGATATTGAAGCTAATTCTTTAGAAGAAGCTAAAGAAAAAGCTAAAGCTGTAGCGAAAAAATTACTGGAAGACGCCCCAGATGTTTACAATGGTAGGGATGGAGGTAAATCATTAGAGTTGTTGGCAAATTATTTGGCAGACTGGACTTTTGGAGATTTACGTTTCGATGTTGTTAATGTTGAGGAGGAAGAAGAATGAAACAATATAATAGCTTAGGTTTCCTTGGTTTTACCGTAAACCATATAACAGAAGATCCTTACAAATCAGTAACAGCTGATGACATTAGAAAAGCAATTATTAAAAGATTAGCTAATTGCTCTGATGAAGACTTGTTAAGTGAAGTTGAATTAAATGACACACAGACAGAGGTTTCTCTTTTGATTAAACATAAACCATCAAAGGAGACTTCTGATGAATAAAGCATTTCAAAAAGCTGTAGCCTCAGCTAGATATTTTAAAAACAAGGGCGAGATAGATATGTGGCGTAGTGTTTGGCATGATGGCAAACCTTACGACTACCATCTAAACACAGACTTAGATTTAGATTGTCCTGATCGTAGTCATGTTTGTGAAGTTTATGTATATGCTTGTATTAAAAAAGCAGATGGATTTTACGATACCGACACAAACAAAACTTTGCACATTCACAGATTTAAAGATTTACCAAAAGGTTACGACAGAGGAGGATTATGATGGAAAAGATTAAAGACTTAGGCAATCTTTGTATCGATTGCAAAGAAGATACAAGTTTTGGATCAGGTAAGTTTGTTAACCGTATTCCCGCTGATGACGGAGAAGTTTCAGGATTTATGTGTGCTGATTGTCAGATGGTTGAATGTGATTCTTGTAAAGAAAAAGTTTTTGAATATGAAACAAGTGAACAAGGTTGGTTTTGTGAAGACTGTTATCCTGATAATTGTACGGATAATGAGTTTTTAGAACTGGCGTTTGATCTCATGGAAATTCCAAAAAAAGATAATGGCGAAACCATAGAAAAACCATCTTTGTATTTTATAAACCAATTAAAAAAACTAAAAAAAATGGAGGTTTTATGGAAAAGTTAATTTGTGCAAGCTGTAACACTACTGAAACCACAGAATATCGCATTGAAAGTAATTGGGACTTATGTTGGACTTGTCATAAATCTTGGTTAGAACATGAGGATTATATTTGGGACGAAGCTCAAACGTATCCTAATACATATTCTTACAAAATTGATGCAGTAAAGGATTAATTATGAAACATTGGCTGACTAAAGAAGAGATGGGAGATGGTTTTCAACACAATGAAGAAGAGCATAAAGAGTTTGAATATAATTCTTTGATAGATGTGGCCGAGCATGAAAAAAATACGATGCGAACCACATATATTGCTCGAGATATTTGGACGCCCCAACAAAGACTTCAGCTTAGAGATTTGCTGAACGAACTCATAGAAAATGATCAGGAGGAAAATAATGGATAATCAAGATCTATCAGCTTTTAAAGATGGTGTTGCTGATGCAATTTTAGAGGGGCATAGATCTGAATACCATGAAAATATGTATTTTTATAAAATGGGATATGACTATGGGATTACTTTGTATTCTCAATTGAAAGATCAGGAGAGCAATACAGAATTACACAACGATGCTGTAATAGATAATCAACATGAAAGGAGGTAGGATGTTTTTTTTATTCGATTGGATTGGAAAAATTTTATACGGATCAGACTACGATAAGTATAAAAACCAACGCCCAAAAACAAGACGTAGAAGATAAAATATAGGCCATGTTTGACATGGCCTTTTTCATTTGATAAATATATAAGATAAATCACATATTATAGGAGAAAATTATGTCGAGATATAATTCAGATGCTTTAGACGAAGCTTGTGAAGAAATGCAAGGCCATACAAATTGGTCTTATGCAACCACTCAGGATCTTAAAAAAATTACTGCTTGGATAAAGGGCGATGATAGTGAAATAGAACATGTCGTTTTATTTTATAGAGAACCTGATGAAGATGACGATGAAAATGAGGAGGATGAATAATGCCAGTAATGATAAGAACTGTAGAAAATGAGGGGACGTATGAGCGTTCCCACAAACATTTTTTTGATCTTTTAGATTGCAAGTTAATCAAACGTGATTTTGAGGGCAGAACTTGGAGTGAGAAAGTTGCAGTAAATCAAGACGGTAAACAAATTAAAGAAATAGATTTACTTAGATTAATTTATGCTAATTTTAAAGTTTTTAAAAAAGACGGCTATGATGATTTCTTTATGGTTAGAGAATATATTGACGATGATGGTGATTGTCAGCACTCCCCTGAGATTGAAGTTTATATTGATCGAATAGACAATGTAGATGAAAATGATATTAAAGTTTTAAAAAGATGGGGATTTGCATAATGAGTGTACCTTATAGTAAAACTTATGAAAAATGGGCAAAAAAACATTATAGCCAACTAATTGGATATAAAATATGTGCTTTCAAATTAGAGGAATGGTATGAAAATGAATACGTTCCAGTTCTTTTAGTCAAAAAAGGTGATAAAGCTTTTCAAGTAGCTATAAGCCAAGACGAAGAGGGAAATGGTGGAGGTCATCTTTTTATAGAAGATTTTAAAACAGACTAAACTTTACATATAAGAAATATCTGATATATTAAAAACTGAGCATTGTTTGCTCAGTTTTTTTTTATGTTTTAACCATCACACAAAGGAGAAAAATATGAGACATTTAGAAAACGATAGTAGGACTTTAGAGAGTTTGTTAATTGATATCAAAAGTCATAACGATATGAAACAAGACTTTATTGCACCTACAAACCAACTTCAGTTTAAAACCATAGAAAATGACAAAGGCGTTAAAATTAGTCAGATTATTATGGAAGCTGATAGAGGAGAGAAAACTCAAATCTTAAATGCAAACCAAGTATGTTTAGATCAAATTGCAAATAAGATTGAAATCCAAGCCCCAACATTTAGGCGTTTATTAAATGAAGTTCCAGAGGAAACGGACGCCGTTGTTAATGCTTTATTTGAAAAAAATCCAGTTAGGAGAATGATCAGAACTTATGATAATCCTCATGCATTATCTCCATTTAATTATGACCATCATACTGGAATTGCTAGAGCATTTGTTTCTGATAAATTTAAAACTTTTGATAATTCTGATTTATTAGAATCTGCATTACCTACACTTGGGGAGTCTGGTGCTTCATGGAAAATTGTTAATTATGCCAACAGCGATAAAAAGCTTTACATTCGATTGAAAAGCGAAGTTATAACAGCTGATGCAGGTGTTAATGATATTATGGCTCATGGGATTGGTATTTCTAACAGCGAAGTAGGCTTTGGTAGTATTTCAGTTTTTGGGATATCTTGGACATTAGCTTGTACAAATGGGATGCAAACTGAAAATGTAACTAGGAAAGCACATATTACTAGTGCTAGAACTGGAGACCATTATAACATTTTAACCGATGAAACTAAGGACGCCGATAACCACGCCCTGAAGCTTCAATTAAGAGATATAATTTCCTCTTATGGTAGTAGAGAAACATTTGATGAAAATGTTGAGAAAATTAGATTAGCTAAAGAAGATAAAATTGCTGTTGGCAAAAATTATACTGAAGCTGTTGAGGACTTAGGCAAGGTTATGTCTTTATCTAAAAAAGAAACTTCTAGTGTTTTAGATGGTTTATTAAATACTATAGGACAAAGAGGTTATGAACAAGGACAGCCAATATCTAAGGCAACTTTAGTTAATGCTTGCACTAATGTTGGAAATACAGCTGAAGCTGACAATGTAGATTTTTGGCAAAAATTAGGAGGGAAAGTTTTAAACCTTAAATCTAATGATTGGAATAGAGTCGCCTTAGCTTCCTAATAACTTAACTTTAAAACCTACTTTAAACGGCGTAATTTGACTTTTACGCCGTTTTTTTTTATTATCCCATAATATCACATATTTTATAGGAGATTGTTAGATATGGCCTTACATTTTGATTACACGGAATGCGATTTAAAAGATGTTCCAAACGATGTTATAGAGACAATGATTCATGTTACAATGGTCATTGATGTTGGAGAGTTTACCAAAAAAAATGTTAAAGATATTTTTTATAGAATTAAAATAGCTGAAATGTTTAATGGTACGCCTTTTATATATTCTTTTGAAAATGAAACTAAATCAATATTAGCTGATCAAGATTTAATTAAAAAATTTATTGGTTTAAAAACTAATGTTAGAACGATCAGCATAAAAAAATGGTTTAGTAGTAAAGTTAAACAATATGGAGTTTTAAATGAAAAAATTTAATTTTCAAAAATGGCTTGCATTATTGCCAAAACATTTTTTAATTGAACATTGCCACACCGAAAAAGGGACGATTTATTTAATATTAAGACACGAAAAAGATAAATAAAAATTAACAGCCCTAACAGATTAAAACGCCAGCAATTGACTCTGCTGGCGTTTTTTTTTATATTAATGCTTCACACATTTAAAAAGGTAAATTTATGTTAACAACTACGATATATAAAAAAAATATTTTTGAATTAGAAAATTATCAATTCAAAATATTAAAACCCAGTACAAATAAAAAGCTTGGAAAAAAAGTTTTAAAAGGCAAATACAAAGATTATAAATTTGTAACTTTAACACTTGTAGAGCGTGAGACATGCCCAAAAGATTGTTTGCATTGGTCAGATTGTTACGGCAATAATATGCCCTTTGCTCATCGAATAAGTGCAAAAAATGTACAGCTGTTAGAGCAAAGAATATATAACGATTTATTAAATAGTTCTAATCAACTTTTATTAATTCGATTGCATATATTAGGCGATTTTTTTAGCGTCAAATATGTAAAATTCTGGCGTAAAATGTTAAACACTTTCAATAATATTGCTTTATATGGATATACAGCAAATAACATTAAATCATCTATTCCATTATCTAGAGCAATTGCAAAAGAGATAATTAAATTAAATGATAGTGATAATTGTCATATTAGATTTTCTAATGATCTAACCGCTTCATTTAGTGCGAATTCATACGACGTTGTTAAACCTGTTAAAGGCGTATCAATATTATGCCCAGTTCAAGAAAATAAAACCGCTAATTGTGGAACTTGCGGTTTATGTTGGAATCAAAAAGACCAACAAATAATATTTAAAACGCATTAACTTTAACAGCTGTTAGAAGCTTATAGAACGCCGTTAATTATTTACGGCGTTTTTTATGTTTTAAATAGTTAAACACAGCCCAACGGGACGCAAACAGCTGTTTAAAACCTACGGCGTAATATTTACAGCTGTAGAACCTTGAACCGAGAACCGCGAATCAAAAACCATTGAGAAATTAAAAAGCAATTTGGACAGCTTCCAGAGATCCACAAATCAAAAATCAAAAACCATTGATATTATTAACTTTATTTAGTGTTTAAGCTGCGGAAAAAGTTTAAATTAAAACGGCATCAGGACGCCAAATAAAGAGCCGTGAGCCGTGTAGAATTGTTTAAGGATCCTTAGAGAATAAAGGTTAATTCATACGGCTAGAATCAATTATTTTTTACAATTTTTTCACGGCACAGCGGTCTGCGGTACGGCCACAAGGTGCAAGTTTTTCACAAATATTCACATATAATTTGAAATAGCCGTTAACTATATTATAATAAGCGATAAATGGCATAAAATAATATAGCTTAGGGGCCCCTACATGGATGGTAATAGACACGACGAGAGACGCTTAAAACTAGAACTAAGATTAGCTCAGTTAGAGAAAAATGAAGCTTGTAAAAATAACTTTTTATCATTCGTCAAAACCATATGGCCGTCTTTCATACAAGGGCGTCATCATGAAATCATCGCAGACAAATTAGAACGAGTTGCGAATGGGGAACTAAAGAGACTTATTATCAATATGGCACCAAGACATACGAAGTCAGAGTTCGCATCCTTTTTGTTTCCGGCATGGATGATGGGCAGAAACCCAAATATGAAAATCATTCAGGCAACACACACAACAGAGCTTGCAGTAAATTTTGGACGTAAGGTAAAAAACCTTTTGGACACGGATGAGTTTCATGAAGTTTTTCCAGAAGTTAAACTTGCAGTAGATAGTAAAGCGTCAGGAAGATGGGATACAAATAAGGGCGGTATGTATTATGCCGTTGGTGTAGGATCAAACTTAGCTGGTCGTGGTGGTGATCTTGTTATCATTGATGATCCGCATTCAGAACAGACCGCGATGAGTAATAATGGTTTTGAAGATGCGTGGGATTGGTACACTGGGGGCCCCCGACAGAGACTACAACCAGGGGGCACGATCGTTTTGGTGCAGACCCGGTGGTCCGAAAAAGATTTAACCGGTCAGTTGATACGTTCTATGGCTAAAGACCCGTTGGCCGATCAGTGGGAAATCGTGGAACTGCCTGCAATATTCGAGAGCGGTGAGCCGTGTTGGCCCGAATACTGGAGCTTGAAAGATTTGACGGCTGTAAAAGCGTCAATACCTCCGAGCAAATGGAACGCCCAGTATCAGCAGCAGCCAACGGGCGAAGAGAATGCTATCATCAAGCGTGAATGGTGGCAAAAATGGGAAAAAACAAGCGTTCCAAACCTACAATATGTCATTCAGAGCTACGATACAGCTTTCTCGAAGCGTGAAACAGCAGATTTTAGTGCGATTACGACGTGGGGTGTGTTTTATCCAGAAGAAGAAGGTGGTCAACCGGGTTTAATCTTGCTTGACAGCAAGAAAGGACGGTGGGATTTTCCAGAATTGAAAGAAATAGCGTTGGAGCAGTATAATTATTGGGACCCCGAGACAGTAATCGTTGAAGCGAAGGCGTCAGGTATGCCCTTGACCCACGAATTACGGAACATGGGCATTCCAGTTGTCAATTTTACACCGAGTAAAGGTAACGATAAGGTGTCAAGGGTGCATTCTGTGTCTCCGTTGTTTGAAGCGGGGATGGTTTGGGCCCCCGATGAAACTTTTGCAGACGAAATGATAGAAGAGGTTGCAGCTTTTCCAAATGGAGAGTATGATGACCTTGTAGATAGTATGACACAAGCCTTAATGAGGTACCGTCAGGGTAATTTTGTACAGTTACCGAGTGATGATTGGGGCGAAGAGGTTGATTCTGTCAAAGTAAGAGCGTATTATTGAGGGTAAAATGGCTAAATCAGTAGTAAAAAATGCAAATAAAGAAACTATAGAAGAGCTACCAGAAATCGATATTTTTGATCGTTTAATGGAAACAACGGTACAGCCTGAAGTGTTTGATCTAAGAGAAGAACAGTATGAGGGTATGGCACCACCTCTTTATGACGTCGATGTCGATGATATTACTTACCAAGCCCCGACAGAACTACCGATGGAATCAGAAGGCATTCGCTCTATTGGACTAGAAAGTGGAGGTAATGCTGGTATTGAAACTTTGAAACAAACAACTATACAGCTACAAGAGATGCCGCCTGACAGGAACATGACTGTCCTGCAAAGAATGATGAAACAAGCAGGGGCCCCGGCCCAGGACCCACGGCTCTTGGCTCAAGTATCACAAGTCTTAGGAAGAGATGACTAGCTATTTAGCAAAACAGCAAGCTTACAAAGAAGACCCGGAAGCATTTGCGGAAGGGCAATATTTTGGTGCTTCTGTCATGCCGGGCACAGGTGAAGCTATAGCAGCTTATGAACTACCGGGTATTTTATCTCAGGCTAAAACTTTGATGCAAGACCCTAATGCTTTGAAGGCGTTGACAGGTTTAACTTTAGGTGCCTTGGGCACAGCTGCGGTTGCACCGGGCATAGGACCTGTGGCAAGATATGCAAAAAAAGGACTTGAGGGTTTTATTCCTTACCTTGGACCAAAACCAGCAGCGGAGGGTGTAGACACTTCTGTTTTAATGTCACAATTTTTTCCTGACCCTACAAAATTTGAGCCTAAAGGCAAAGTATCAGACACACAAAAAGCAAGAGAGCTGGGTCAGGAAGAGCTCTTTCCTTCAGCTGTGAAAAAAGAAGATGACATACAGGGTTCTATTTACGCTACAAAAGATGTAAAAGGTGAAAAAGCTGACGATGTATTTACTTATGGTTCGGGAAGCTTATTTGATCCGAAAGAGAAAAAAGGACGTAAACTTTTAATTGTATCATGCAGTGATAAGAAGTGTCCTGATGATAAGAATATGAAAGCGATAGATAGATACTTAGGCCCTGTCTTTCAGAGTTTAAGAAAGCAAGGCGTTCCAGAAAACGTAGATGTCGCTATTATGTCCGCGAAACACGGACTTATCACGGCAAACACCCCTTTAAAAAACTATAATGAAAAGATGTCTGTGGCTAAAGCACAGGCGTTTAAAAACGATCCTGATCAATTAAACAGGATAAAAAACACAATGACAGGGTATGACGATGTGATTGTGCAAGGCGGACCTTTGTATAAGGATGTTATTAGGGCAGCTGCGGGAGACTTGAAGATTAATGAGATACCGGGCGGCAGGGGTATAGGCGATCAACGTAAGTCTGTTATAGATGCAATAAAAACACCTTTCAGCAAAATAGACACACCTGTCTATCATTTTTCTAAAAACACAGACCCCGGTTTTACTAAGTTTGATACCAAGAGGTTGTCTTGGTTTGACTTAGGCCCTCATGTTGGGTCAACGCCAAAAGCAGCACAAGACAGGTTTTTAGATGAAACTTTTGGGGTTGGTGCTCGATTAAAAATTAGAAAGAAAATGCAGGAGCTAGACGTAGATAGAGACCAAGCTATTGATAATATGCTTAGATCAGGTGAATTAGAAGTTCCGCTTGTAACTGGGAATGTAGGCTATAATAAATTTAATATGCCACGACCTAGAAAAACATTAGGAGGATCAATACCTTTGAAGGCTGATTTAAGTAAGCCTCTTCTCAACCCTGACACAAAAAAACCTTTCACTGAAAATCAATTAATGGAGTTTCAGGCAGAGAAATATAGCGAGGCAAGAGGAAAGAACTTTACAGCAGATGATATTTTATCTGAAGATCCAGATGTAGATATTGGTGACGTAAAAATGTTTATGAGAAAGTTTGCTAAAGATCTAGCTGAAGAGGGGTATACACATATTCCTTATTTAAATGCTGTAGAGGATACAAAAAATCTTTCATATATTATGCTGGTAGACAGGCCCAAGGGTAGCACAAAGGTATTGCAGAGCCCATTCGCTAAAAAAGATCCCTCCGCAGCGGATGATCCAGATATTATGAAGCAGGAAGGCGGCGTGGTTGAAATGAAAGACAAGGCAATCAATATGAACCGCGGCCCACGGGGCATAGGACCTTTTGCACAGTATCTTGAAACTGGAGGTGAGGTTCAGCCAGAAAGAAATATATTTGAAGAGCAAGCTCCAAAAATAGTCCCTGCCAAAACAGAGGCAGAGGCTCTATCAGAACTTGCTGACCAAGAAATGGGTTTAGAATTAATTAACAGAGTAGGCTCCGATCCACTGGCTTATAAAATGATGCAAGCTGGTTTAAGAGATAATAGAACATTGTCTGATTTTTTAACAATATATCCAACAGTTACGGACGACATGACCGAAAAACAAAGAAAGGATGCTTTAACAGAACAGATAAGAGGCCTCGGACTTGCTCAAGGTATGTATTTTCCTTTGGATAATATGGTAGTAGTAGCCCCAATGAACGTAGCAGATGATTATTTTCAAAGTCCTACTGACATGATAATTATGCACGAAATTTTGCACAAGGGAGCAGAGACTTTAAAAAAAGATCCTAACGTAAATATAAAATCTTTAAGAGAAAAGTTAGACACAGATGACTATGCAAACATAGGTGATGAAACAAAACCGGGTCGTGCTGAACATAGATACATTCAAGCTATAGTTAACAAAGCTTATGTAGATAATATGCTAACACAGTCTTCAATTTACGCTAACAGAGCTATTAATAAGGCTCGAAAAATTTTAAATGATCCAAAATCTGATGATTTTAAAAAAGAGCTTGCAGAAGATGCGATAAAATTTGAATCTAAATATGTAGAGAGAAATCAAAAGAGAGCTTTATTAAAAGAAATTAGACGATCTACAGACTTTTACATGGAACAATCAGGTAAAGATAAATTTAAACAATCAATGAATAAAATGTTTCCGAACAAAGGTTTATTTGATGAGGACGCAGAGGATGTAGAAAATAATTTTACATTAAAAGAATTAAAACAAATATTTAATTTACTCAACACGACGATGTTGGACCAACCAGGCACTAAAGAATTTGCTTTAGAAATGTCAAAGTCAGCTCCGGCTGGAGCATCAATCAAAGGTTATTCAAATCTTTTTCCTACTCAGTTTGCAGATCCAACCAAACCTTATTTCAACGAACAAAGAAAAAGAACATATGACTTAGAAGGAATTGAGGACCCAAGCTATATTCAAGTTATGAGTGCAAGAAGTAAATATTTAGAAAAAATGAGAAAAGATAGAGAAAAACAAAATAAGGCTAAAGGCGGCGTGGTTGAAATGAAAGATAAAGCTGTTAATATGTACAGAGGTACACAAGGTATTGAACCTTTTATCAAATATATGGTATAGTTCTCGGAAGGAGACTTAGATGGCAGATAAACCAAGCATGGTGGACAAAGTTCCAACTCAACTCGATGAACAAGAACTTAAAGCTGAAATGAATGTTGAAATACCTGAAGCAATGGACATTGACGAAATACCAGACAATGTAGAGATTATGGAAGAAGAAGACGGCAGCGTAGTCGTTGATTTTGATCCTCGTGAAGATAAAGACATGGACGGTGATTTTTATGCAAACTTAGCCGAAGATATGTCGGATGAAGAGCTTGGTCGTTTGTCAGGTGAGTTGACATCAGAATTTGAAGAAAACAAAAGCAGTAGACAGGAGTGGGAAGATGCTTTCGCAAATGGTTTGGAATTACTTGGGTTTAGCTACGAAGAAAGATCTCAACCGTTTAGGGGAGCAAGCGGCGTCACGCACCCACTTTTGGCAGAAAGTGCGACGCAGTTCCAAGCCCAAGCCTTCAATGAGCTCTTACCACCAGGTGGACCTGTCAGAACTCTTGTTATGGGATCAAGCACTCCAGAAAAAGAAGACCAAGCCCAAAGAGTAAAAGAATTTATGAATTACTATGTAACGTCGGTCATGGAGGAATATACACCTGAATTTGACCAGATGTTATTTTATTTGCCACTTGCAGGGTCAACATTTAAAAAAGTTTACTATGATGAGAACCTAGATAGAGCTGTAAGCAAATTTATACCAGCTGAAGATTTAGTTGTACCATATAGCACATCTGATCTAGAGACTTGCCCTAATATCACTCATGTCGTTAAGATGAGCTTAAACGATTTAAGGAAGCGGCAACTATCGGGCTTTTATAGGGACATACCTGTTATTCCAGCACAAGGCGAGACTTCTTCTGTCAAAGAAGAGCTGGAACGTATAGACGGTATGTATGCATCGAATGTTGACTATGATTGCACTTTACTTGAATGTCATGTGGATTTAGACCTTGAAGGCTTTGAGGAACAGGACGAAGATGGTGAAACAACAGGAATTAGGATTCCTTATGTTGTTACTATTTCTCAAGATAATGGTCAGATTTTATCCATACGCAGAAACTATAAAGAAGACGACGAGAAAAAGAAAAAGATACAATATTTTGTACACTATAAGTTTTTACCGGGGTTCGGGTTCTACGGACTAGGGTTAATCCATACTATAGGCGGACTATCAAGAACAGCGACAGCTGCACTCAGACAGTTGATTGATGCAGGTACGCTATCGAACTTACCCGCAGGATTCAAGGCCCGCGGCCTACGGATCAGGGATGATGACGAGCCATTACAACCCGGAGAGTTTAGAGACGTCGATGCACCGGGCGGGGACATTAAAGCCAGTCTTATGTCTTTACCATTCAAGGGTCCAGACCAGACATTGATGGCATTGTTGGGGTTCGTAGTTGACGCTGGACGGCGATTCGCAACAATTACAGACATGAAAGTGGGCGATGGTAATCAGCAGGCTGCGGTCGGTACTACGATTGCCATGTTGGAACAAGGCTCACGGGTCATGTCAGCCGTGCACAAAAGATTGCACTATGCGATGAGATTAGAGTTTAAATTACTTTCTAACGTCATGGCGGAGTTTCTACCAGACAATTATCCTTATACGATTGCGGGTGTAGACAGTGCTGTTAAGTCAGAGGACTTTGACGAGAGGGTAGATGTACTACCTGTGTCTAATCCTAATATATTTTCGCAGGCACAAAGGATAGCGTTGGCACAGACTAAGATGCAAATGGCTACAGCGGCACCTGAAATGCACAATATGTACGAAGTGTTCAGAGATATGTACGAGGCCTTAGGTGTAAGAGATATTGACAGAATACTGAAAAGAACACCTGAGCCAGAAGCTGTGCCTAAAGACCCTGCTTCAGAAAACATAGATGTTTTAGATATGTTACCTTTGGTGGCTTTTGAGGGTCAAGATCATGAGGCACACATTATGTCACACATGGTCTTTGGATCAACACCTCTCGTAGCAGGCACACCGCAAATCGCGGTATCTTTACAGAAACATATTATGGATCATGTAAGAATTAGTGCCAAAGAGAAAGCTGCGGTAGAGATGATACAGGCTAGTGGTGGTCAGGCAATATCAGAAGAACAGATGCTTGATGTAGAAGCCAAAACAGCACAATATGTTGCAGAGGGCATGACCGCCTTGAAGCAGTTAAGTGCACAATTATCAGCACCAGGTCCTGATCCGTTGGTACAGTTAAAAGAAAAAGAGCTACAGGTTAGAGCACAAGCTGAAGAGAACGATGCACAGATTGATGCGGCTAAATTAGGCCTTGAGCAACAGAAGGTACAGCAAAGAGACGCACAGTTTGATAAGAGACTGGATAGTCAAGAAAGACAGACTGCGGCTAGAATAAATGCGGCTCAACAGCGTGAAATGATGAAACAACAAAAAGGAGGTCAGTAATGACAAAAGAAGAAAAAGAATTAAGAGAAGAGTTTTTTGACGGACCCGCTTCAGACAGCATGAGCTTTGAGCAATTTCTTATTCAAAAAGGTCGTGGTGATCTAGTCAAGCCTATGAAGATGGCAGACGGCGGGGCAGTTGAACTTGTTCGTGGTGATCCCAACTATTACAAAGACTTATTATGAGTAATGAAGAATGGGTTTATCTTATTCTGGGGTTTTGGAGTTATAGCTTTTTAGCAGGGTTTTATTTTGGCTAGCAAACAAAAAAAACTACAGAAACAATCCATTTATGCTGAATATGATGAAGATGGTGACGGTATAGTTTCTGACGAAGAATTAAGTCATGTTGCAGATATCAAAAAACTTGAGCACGATCTTAGGAAGCAAAGAGCTCAAAGGCGGATGGCAACTGCCAGTTTGGTTGCTATGGCTACTTTTACTGCTGCAATGTTCTTTGTCGATCTCGAAAGAGTTAAAGCACTTGCCGATATTAGCAATCTTTTCTATCTCACTGGTGGCGGCATTGTGTCTGTATATATGGGTGCATCGGCTATAATGAATAGAAACGGAAAATGAAACCTGCTTTTCTGCTCATGTGCTATTTGGCGGGAAATCCAGCGGGCACCTTGCATTTTCAGTCAGTGAAAACAGCAGACTATTTTAAGTCATACCTTGATAACCAGACCGTAAGGATTGGTGAGGACACGAAAAAATATGACTGTTTCGTAAAATTAGTAAAAGTAAACAAAGAAATGAGGTTATGGTAATGATACAAGCATTAATAGGTCCGGCAACTAAGTTGCTAGGAAAATTTATAGAAGATAAAGATCAGAAAAACAAATTGGCACACGACTTGGCAACGCTTGCCTCTCGACATGCCCAGGAACTGGCCAAAGGTCAGATAGCTGCCAATACAGAACAGGCGAAGCACCCCAGCTTATTTGTAGCCGGAGCTCGCCCCGCCATAATGTGGATCTGTGCTCTAGGGTTATTAACTCAGTTTTTTATTATGCCAATTGCTGAGTGGGCAACAGCTATATGGATGCCAGACATAACTTTGCCAAGTTTAAAGACAGGTGAACTTATGACTTTAACCCTTTCATTACTAGGATTAGGAGGAATGAGATCTTATGAGAAGTCAAAAGGTGTAGCCAGAGAGAACATGAAAAAATGACGGATAAATTATGTATTAGGTGTAAGGTTGTATTGAAAAAAATAGAACTAAAAGACGTTTATCAATGTCCCATGTGTTTTACTGTGACAGAATTACCACAAGATCAAACAATAGTTGAACAAGAAAACTAAATCTGTTATTATGTATAAGAGTATATAAGACAAAATAGGAAGTTATAAGTTAATTATGTCAAAAAGTGAGATTTATCTTGCAGAAGCTGTTTTTCGTATTATAAATGAAAGAAAGAAACAAATTTCTGAGGCTTTGTTGTACGACAGTGTAAAAAATATGGAGCAATATAGACAGCTTATGGGTGAAAGAAAAGGTTTAGAGTTTGTTGATGATGAACTAAAAAGTTTACTGGACCGTCAGGAGAAAGACGATGAATGATACAGCATTAGATAAAGTATATGTAGAGCCCAAAGATAGGGTCCTAGACCCGAGTTTAGCAGATCAGAGCCTAATAGACCGGATGCCAAGTCCCACTGGCTGGAGGCTGCTTATTCTGCCTTACAGGGGCAAAGGTAAAACAGAAGGTGGTTTATACTTACCGGATAAGGTTGTAGAAGATAATCAAATATCAACCCAAGTTGGATTTATTTTGAAGATGGGTCCTATGGCTTACAAAGACCCGGAAAAGTTTCCTTCTGGGCCTTGGTGTGCAGAAAAAGATTGGGTGATGTTTGCACGTTACGCAGGATCAAGATTTAAAATAGATGGTGGTGAAGTAAGAATACTGAACGATGATGAGATTTTAGCAAAAATACAAGAACCTGAAGATATTTTACATTTTTAAGAGGAAGATATGAACCAGCCAAAAAAAGAAGAACAATTAGATTTAGAAATTGAAGAACAGCAAGAGGAGTCTCAAGATGTTGAAATCCCTGTCCAAAACCAAGCTGAAAATGCTGAAACTACAGTGGTACAAGAAGATGAACCAGCTCAAGACCAGTTTGAAGAAGCTAAAAACAAAACTGAGAAGCGTATTAACAGGCTTACTAAAAAAATGCGGGATCATGAAAAAAACGCAGATGACGCCCTTAAGTTCGCACAGCAAAAGGAAAAAGAAAACCAAGAGTTAAGAGATAGACTTAACAAAATGGATACCAGTTATTTGAGCGAATATACTGGTAGAGTAGATAGTCAAATGGCTCAGGCAGAGGCTACACTAAAAGCAGCTATGGAGCTTGGAGACACAGAGTCAGCTGTTGCAGCTCAAAAACAAATAAGTCAATTAGCCGTTCAAGCAGATAGAGCAAGTCAGGCTAAAGCAGCTCAAGAGAAAAAGGTGGCACAACCTGTTGAGCAAGCTCAAAGACAACCCCAAGTACAACAAACCGCTCCCCCACCGCCACCAGACCCTAAAGCTCAGGCTTGGGCAGAGCGTAATGATTGGTTTGGTAATGATAGTGCTATGACCTATGCTGCTTTTGGCATACACAAAGAATTAGTTGAACAAGATGGTGTTGACCCAAAGACCGATGAATACTATACTGAATTAGACAGACGTATGAGTGAAGAATTTCCTCATAAGTTTGCTGATAAGACGCAAAGCAAAAAACCCGTCCAGAACGTAGCTTCCGCGTCAAGATCAAGTTCTGGACGTAGTAGTGGGAAGAAAAAAGTTACTCTAAGTGCACGACAAGTCGCTTTGAGTAAAAAACTAGGCGTTCCTTTAGAAGAGTACGCGAAATATGTTAAGGAGTAATTGATTATGGAAAAGCAAGACGAAATGTTTGAGAAACCTATTTCGAGGTCTCCTAGAACATCTAATACAAGAGAAAAGACAGCTGCAAGAAAACCGTGGGCTCCACCATCTATGTTGGATGCACCTCCTGCACCTGAAGGCTTTAAACATCGCTGGATAAGAGCGGAAACCAGAGGTTTCGATGATACAAAGAATATCTCTGCAAAAATGCGAGAAGGTTGGGAACTCGTAAGAAAAGATGAATATCCAGATTTTGAAGCACCCGTAGTGGAGTCAGGTAAGTATGAAGGTATATTTGGGGTCGGTGGATTAATTTTAGCTCGCATACCTCTTGAAACAGTAGCAGAGAGAACAGCTTATTTTAACGAAAGAAGCTCAGATCAAATGCAGGCTGTGGATCAAGATATGATGAGAGAAAATGCTCATTCTACTATGACAATTAGTAGACCAGATCGTCAATCTCGCGTAAGTTTCGGAGGGAAAAAATCTTAACTTTAATCTTTAACGGAGACTTAAATGGCTAATAATTTAACAGGTGGCTATGGTTTACGTCCAATAGGTTTAACAGGTTCTGCCGCGAACACTACTGGTACAACACAGTACGAAATTGCGTCAAACAACACAAATGCTATTTTTCAAGGTGGCATTGTTATTCCTACTGCGGCGGGAGTTATAGACATCACCGACCAAGCGGTCAGCCCGTTAGGCGTTTTTTATGGTGTTGAATATGTCGACTCAGGCACAAAGAAAACAACATTTAAAAATTTCTGGCCGGGATCAAATAATGTCAGTGTTGATACAAACTTTCCTATTAAGGCGTTTGTATACGATAATCCTATGCAGCTCTTTACTGTAGTTGCAGACGGAACCAACACAAATAGAGCGACAGCTTTAGCGGATGTTTTTGCAAATGCGACTATGGCAAGTGTAAATAGTGGTAGTACCAATACTGGTCAATCCACAGATATGCTTGACATTTCAACAGCTGCAACAACAGGCACTTTAGATGTCAGAATAGTAGGGTTGTATGAAGATGAAGGTAATACCGATTACTCCGCAGTGGGTCATCAGTATATCGTACGTCTTCTAGGACACTTTAACTCAGGCTTTGCAGCTGCTGTTAATACAGCAGACAATGCAGGTATATAAGGAGAATAGAGTATGGCTATATCAAGAGCACAATTAGCTAAAGAGCTAGAGCCTGGTCTTAACGCCTTATTTGGGCTTGAGTACGACAGGTATGAAAACGAACACGCAGAAATATTTGATGAAGAATCATCAGATAGAGCGTTTGAAGAAGAAGTGATGTTAGCAGGCTTTTCAACTGCACCGACTAAATCAGAAGGTGGAGCTGTGAGCTTTGATGATGCACAAGAAACATTTACTGCAAGATATACACATGAGACTATTGCTCTTGCTTTCTCAATAACTGAGGAAGCTATAGAGGATAATCTTTATGATAGACTCGCAAGTAGATACACCAAAGCATTAGCTAGATCTATGGCACAAACCAAACAGATCAAAGCGGCTGCTATTCTAAACAATGCGTTTAGTACAAGTAATGCAGTTGGTGATGGTGCAGCATTAGCATCTGCTTCTCACCCAACCATCAACGGAAACCAAAGTAACATCTTATCAGTTGCTTCTGACTTGAATGAGACATCACTTGAGCAGGCATTGATTGATATTGCAGGTTTCAAAGATGAGAGGGGCTTAAAAATTGCTGTTAGAGGCACAAAACTAATAATTCCAAAAGAATTACAGTTTATTGCTGAAAGAATTATGAACAGTAATTTGAGAGTTGGAACTTCAGACAACGATGCAAACGCTATGAAAAATATGGGTATGTTACCAGAAGGAGCGGTTGTAAACCACTTCTTAACAGACACAGATGCGTTTTTCATCAAGACTGATGCACCAAACGGTTTTAAATATTTCAACCGTTCACCTATCAAAACAGCTATGGAAGGCGATTTTGATACAGGAAACATGAGATTTAAGGCCAGAGAGCGTTACAGCTTTGGTGTTTCTGACTGGAGATGTGTATTCGCAACTCCTGGAGCATAAAAATTCCTACATTTTAAAAAAGGGGTCTTTTCAGGCCCCTTTTTTTATGTATAATAGAAGTACCTTGACGAAGAATTAACTTCGACAATAGCCACGACAAGGAGACACATATGGCTAACTCAACTTTCTCAGGTCCATTGAGATCTGAAAGCACAATCAAAACTGTGAGTAAAAATGCTTCTACAGGAACAATCACAGAAGTAATCACAATGGGTGATGCACCCGTTGCATTAGGGGACGAGGATAAAACACTTGATAATGCGACACATAGCGGTAGAGTTTTGGCAGTTCCAGCACTTGCATCTAACAGAACAATAACATTACCAGCACCAGTTGCAGGAGCTACTTTTAAGTTTATCTATGCAGGAGCAGCAGAGGAAGCAGAAAATTTGATAATAGTCACTCCTGGAAACTCAAACTTTTTCTTAGGTAATGTTCAGCATTTAGATACAAACGCAGACAATGTAAGCGTTTACGCAAACGGTAGCTCTAATTCAAAGTTAACACTAACAGACTTTGGTAGCATGGAAATAAATATAGTAGGTAAAGATAGTACAAATTACTATATTTGGGGTAATGTAGTTTCTGAAGACGCTCCAGCTTTCGCTGATCAATAATAGGAGGCTCTAATGGCAGGCTCTGACGTAAAAGCAAAAAGGATTACTGGAACAGGTTCATTAGCTGTGGGACCTGCTCGAATAAGACAAATACAATTAAAAACTGCATCTGGAACGCCACGGCTTACCGTGACTGATGCAAGTGGCGGTGCTACAGTTCTTGATTTAGATTTTAATGCTTCAGACACTCATTCTGTTAATATTCCTGCGGAGGGAATAAAGGTTAGTGACATATTTGTTAGCACATTGACTAACATCACAGCCGCAACTTTTTTCTTTAACTAGGATAAACATGACTAGGAAAAGGGACAAACAACCACCTAGAACAAAAAAATATTACCGCTCCACTAAAAGTGGGGCGGGCATGACATCAGCGGGTGTGGCTAAATACAGACGTGATAATCCGGGCAGTAAGTTAAAAACTGCAGTAACAGGTAAAGTTAAAAAGGGGTCCACTGCTGCAAAAAGAAGAAAATCATATTGTGCAAGAAGTGCAGGACAAATGAAGAAGTTTCCAAAAGCAGCAAAAAACCCTAATAGTAGATTAAGACAAGCAAGAAGAAGATGGAAGTGTTAATGGCAACAAGACGAGAAAAAGATATATTACATAATTTAGATAAAAGAATGGCAGTCCTTGAAGAAATTATTCAAAGATTAGAAAGCAATCACTTATCTCATTTACAGGCTCAGGTAGATAAAATAGATAGAAGGGTCTGGGCTTTAATAGCTGGTGTTGTCCTTCAACTTGTTTCCATAGTATTTATTTTTATAGGAGTTAAGTAATGCCTCATTATACAAAACCATTAAAAAAAGTTATAGGCGGTTTAAAAAAAGCGTCTAAGTTACACGCCAAACAGGCAAAAGTTTTGACAAAAATAAAAAAAGATCAAAGCACAAGATATAAAAATGGCAAAAAAAAGAAAAAAAGATCCTAAAGTTGGAACAGGAAAAAAGCCTAGAGGCTCTGACAGACGTTTATATACGGACGAAAACCCTAAGGACACGGTTAGTATTAAATTTGCTACGCCGTCGGATGCCAGAGCAACTGTTGCCAAGGTTAAAAAAATCAATAAACCATTTGCGAGAAAGATACAAATACTTACAGTCGGTGAGCAAAGAGCAAAAGTAATGGGGAAAACTCAAGTTGCAAATATATTCAAAAAAGGTAAAGATAGTATTAGAAAACAAAGGAGCACAGCATGACCGTTGTAAAAACTGGACCCAAACCGGGCAAACAAAAGGTTACTTATTTTAAAAAAGGTGGTGCAGCTAAAAGTAAAGGCAGTAAAATTTGTCCAGCTGGTAAGGCTTGGGCAAAAAGAACTTTTGATACTTATCCCTCAGCATATGCAAATATGGCCGCTTCTAAATATTGTAAAGACCCTAATTACGCAAAGGGAGCAAAAGGTAAAAAATAATGGGTGCATTAAAAGACTGGGTGAAACAAGATTGGGTGCGTATAGGCACTGATGGTAAGATTAAAGGTAAGTGTGGTACGTCAAAAGATAAAAAAAATCCTGATAGGTGTTTGCCAAGAGCAAAAGCAAATAGTTTAAGTCAATCAGAGAGAGCGAGCACAGCCAGGAAAAAAAAGAAAGCGGGTGCAAAAGGTAAAACAGTTGTAGGTAATACCCCGGCAGCTAAAGTAAAAAAAATGAGTTCTGGAGGTGTAATACCTAGCACAAAAGCAAAAAGACCCTTTAAAGGTAAGGTAAAAACAGGTAGTGTAGTAGCTAGAGGTTGTGGCATGGTCATGGCCAATAGAAGAAAACAAACAAAAGGTTCAGTAAGTCGTACATAAATAAAGGAGGTACAAATGGCTATGAAAAAAAAAGGTTTTGCAAAAAAAATGACTAAAGGCGGTTCTGTCGTTAGAGGTGCCACAAAAATGAAAAAAGGTGGTGCCGTTAAAAAAATGATGGGCGGTGGTGCTGCGGGCATGAAGAAAAAGGGCTTTGCCAAAGGTGGTGCTGCGGGCATGAAGAAAAAAGGTTTTGCCAAAGGCGGTGCTATTAAAAAAATGAAAAGAGGCGGTAGAGCTTAAAAAATGCCTTATCTTCAAAGTAACATCCCTCATTTTAAATGTTGGGTGAGAAGAGAGTATACGCACAATCACGAAAAATATCATGGTGAGTTTCTTCATGCTATGGCAATAACAGTAAACACTGTTCCAGACAGGTGTTTAAGCTTTCAAATGATATTTACAGGGTGTGAATCTGATTTTGACGAAAGTCAAAATGTTAACGGTGGTGCCATGTGGGCTAGAATGCCTATTACAGCTCTTGTTGCGGATACTCCTTTGGACAAATGGCCGGAGCCCATGCCCGTGCATTTAGTTCAGCCGTGGGATTGTAGTTCTCATCATCATTCAGTTATTAAAATAGACAGAGTAAGCTCAAGCCCGTGGATATGTAAGATTGATGGTAAATTTTATACGGGTAAATACCTTTTTACGGTAGATTATACAGAGTCAGATATTGCAGATGATCCTGCTCAACACAAACAAAGTCATGTCTTAGAGTTAACTGATGCTGGTAAATGGACAGGAAATATAGTAGCATTACCTAACAATAGAGTTCGTGCAACAAGCCCTGCGTTATGGGAAACTGGTGAAGGAGCACCAGATTTTAAACCAAGTCAATGGATGCATAATGCCGAATGCGATAATAGTTACATGGATCCTAGTGTTACTTTTGATAATTTATATAAGGATTAAAAAATGGCAACTTCAAGCTCAACAGATTTTGAATTAGATGTAGCAGAATACATAGAAGAAGCTTTTGAAAGATGTGGCTTGGAGGTTAGGACAGGTTATGACTTAAAGTCCGCTAAACGATCAATTAATTTGATGTTAGCGGAATGGGCCAATAGAGGTCTAAATCAGTGGACTATTGAGCAAAGAACACAGGCACTTACAGCTGACGATGTAGATTATTCTTTAGGGACAGATGTTATTGATATATTATCAGCGGTAGTAAAACGTAGTAGCACAGATTTTAGTTTAAGCCGAATAAGTAGGGATAGTTATTTATCAATACCAAACAAAGCAACGACGGGTAGACCTACGCAGTTTTTTTTAGACAGGCAAATAACTCCAAACTTAAAAATTTGGCCTGCTCCAGAAAATAGTACTGACGTTATTGTTTATGATGCTTTGACACGAATACAAGATGCAGATGCTCCAGTAAACACTTTAGAAATACCATTTAGGTTTTATCCATGTCTAACTGCTGGGTTAGCGTATTATTTGTCGATGAAAAAAAACCCACAATTGACTCAGATGTTAAAAGTTGTTTACGAAGAAGAGTTTGAAAGAGCTATGGGTGAGGATAGAGATAGGTCCAGTTTCACTGTAACTCCAGAATATCAGTATTTTAGGAGTAATTAATGGGAAAGTTTGCATCAGGTAAATTTGCAAAAGGTGTATCAGATAGATCAGGTATGGTTTACAATTTAAGAGAAATGAGACTTGAGTGGAATGGATCTTTGGTGGGACCAGATGAGTTTGAAAGAAAACATCCTCAACTTGGTCCGTTTAATTTACCAGTTGATGGACAAGCTATAAAAAATGCAAGACCCGCTAGAACAGAAAACCCGATTGAAAGATTACTAAATCCAGACTCTTTTCTATCGGGATCAGCAAGTTCCGCTGTAATTACTGTAACAGAGCCTAGTCATGGGAAAACTACGGGTGACACAGTGCGTTTTAAAAAAGTAAATGGATTTGATGGCTTCACTCCATCTGTTTTGACACAATCTATTGGATATAGTATAACTGTAGTAACAACAGACACTTACACTTTTAGTGCCAACGGGCAAACTGCCACAAGCGGGGGTGTTAGAGGTGGCGGTGTTAATGCAACGGCAGGGCCAGTGAGTGTTACACCATGAGTTTTACATTAGCTACACTTAAAACAGCAATTCAAGATTATGTAGATAATTCTGAAACAACATTTGTTAATAATTTAAATAATTTCATAAAGGGAGCAGAACAAAAAATATTTGAAAGTGTTGATCTTGAAATTTTTAGAAAAAACGTAACAAGCACTTTAACTAGCTCGGATGAGTTTTTAACAGTCCCTAATGATTATCTAGCATCCTTCTCTTTACAAATCACTACATCTGGTTCTGAAAGTTTTTTATTGAAAAAAGATGTAAATTTTTTAAGAGAATATACACCTGCGTCTACAACAACAGGTTTACCAAAATACTATGCTAGATTTGACCAAAATAATTTTATTTTGGCTCCCACTCCAAACAGTAACTACACTATCGAATTACATTATTATTTTAAACCTGCTAGTTTGACGGCAGGTGCTGATAGTGGCACTACTTGGTTAAGCACTAATGCTCCGTTTGCTTTATTATACGGCTCTATTGTAGAAGCGTATGCTTTTATGAAGGGCGAAGCAGATACGATTGCAAATTATACAAATTTATTTTTAGCAAACTTACAAAGGCTAAAAGACTTAGGGGAAGCTAGAGAAAACACAGATGGTTATAGAGTTGGTCTACCATCAAGACCGAGAACATAGGAGTAGAAGATGGCAACAGCAAATGCAGCAACCAATTATCTAGAAAGAAGATTATTACATTTTCTTTTTAAAAATAATTCATTAAGTTTTTCATCGCCAGGTGACAGTATTTATGTGGGGCTAGCTACAGCAGTTAGTGCGGCAGAGACAGGATCTGTTACCGAGGCAAACTTTACAAACTACGCAAGACAACAAGTAACAGCTTCTAATTGGACAACTATAGGTGCAGATTCAACAGACACACAAACTGCTAAGAATGCAGCTAATATCGAGTTTCCAGCCTCTGGCGGCACTAATAATACCATCACTCATGTCTTCATTGCAGACGCATCGAGTAGCGGTAATATACTTTTTGTTGGTGCTTTAGATGCTTCTAAGACAATTCAGTCTGGTGATATATTTAGAATAAATGCAAACAACTTAACAATAGAGCTTAAATAATGGCATTAGTATTAAACGACAGAGTAAAAGAAACTACGACCACAACGGGCACTGGAGCCTTAACTTTAGCGGGTGCAGTTACTGGCTTTGAAACTTTTGGAACTGGCGTTGGTAATTCTAATACAACATACTATGCAGTAACATTACCAGGTTCTGCTGAGTTTGAAGTCGGTTTAGGAACTTTGAATAGTGATTCAAGTACAATAACAAGGACAACAGTAATAAGTAGTTCTAATAGTGATAATGCAGTAGACTTTAGTGCAGGAACCAAAACTATATTCTGTACATTACCAGCATCAAAGACTGTGTTTTTAGATGCTAGTGGTAATGCAACATTAGGTGCAGATTTATCTGTAGGTGATGATCTTACAGTTTTAGGTGGTGTAATCGATTTTAAGTCTAACAGTGGCTCACCAGCTTCACTTAAAATGTATTGTGAATCATCTAACGCTCACTTCCAAACATTACAACCTCAACCACATTCTGCAAGTGCAGCTAACACATTAAGGCTTCCTAATAGTGGAGATAGTGGCA